TTTTCCTCCAGTATCAAATTTCGATTTAATAAAAGTAAGTTGTTCTTCTGTAAGAATCCTCAAAGCTTGTTTTGCCTTCTCATTACTATAACCATAATAACGTTTGACATAATCAAGATCTTTGATTTTATCTTGTCGGAGCCAGGGAGAAAATCTCTTCTTTTTCCTCAGACTATTTAGATAAAAATCATATTGCAACTTTTTAGGGAGAAAATGATACTGGTTTAGTTCATTTGCAAACATTACAGCATCAAGGTGTCCAGAGAAACAACGGTTGATGATATAGGGAGGATATTCCTTCTCAAGTGAAGGGTCTTCATCAATCAGATTCTGTTTCGTCTGATTGATGCTATTCAACCAATCTTTAAGTTCCATTATCGAATAATTTGAATTTCATCATCATCTGTCCAGAGTTCGACCTTTGTTCTGAATCTATCTTCCGCTTTAAGTTTTTCATATCTTTTAGTCGCCTTCTTCTTCCACCAAGAAATAATATTTTCTAGATAGAACTTATCCCAATTAGGACCACGAACCAATTCATCCTGCTCACCGAGTATTACCTCACGAACATTCGAATATCCATACTCACAGAAGTATGTCCTCTTCTTCTGCGTCAAAGAAAGTGCTGTACTGACAACGGTATTGAATTGCTTCAATTCAGTATCCATTCCATACTCTTTCATAGAGTTGCGAAGAATAGAAATCATCTTTGTCTGACGCTTCATCTTTTTAGAAGAAGCACGATTATCAGTCAAAGGTTTATTATCATTCAGTGCTTTGAAACGATCGTGAAGTTTATGAAATGCTTCATCGTGAAGAAGAGGGAGAAACTTACTTTCAGTAAGTCCCTTATATCTCATAAAAGGTTTTAAACCGTCATATTGAGAGGCATCCGTAGTGGATCCATAAAGAGAAGTAGTTTCAAAGAGAGCAATATCTTTTTCAAATACTTCATTCAGAGTCTCTCTAGCAAAGTGTGAACAGCATAAAAGAGCTAATAGTTTGCCACCAAGATAATTGTAACCAAAAGGTTGTGAAGGAACAATCACAAAACCCATGGCGGCGTGTCGATTAAAAATAGAAAGGTTAGGTGCTTTACCCAACCAAATATTTCTAGGTTTTGAATTAATCGTCGGAGATCCAAATCGAATAAATCCTAAAAGAGTGTTTGTATTCTTTTCATAAACCATCCAACGCAGTTCGCGCCCAGGAATGTTAGACTCATTATTATGAGAAGACACCACTCCCAGAAGAGTGTTGTAGTGATCTTGAGGAACTGAGTTTTGAAAACGATCGCCAACAAATTTAATGTCAAACTCCAAATCATTGGGATGAATGTCTTCATTGAAGAACTCATCGTGCAATGGGAATAGAGTACTAGTAGTTTTAATGACTTCCTTTTTCACATACCGCAAATAGTCCTCAATATTTTGCATACGCGAAAAATATTGAATAAACTCATCTGCAGCCCATAGTGTATCTTTTTCAGGAATCAACATAATCTTTAGGATGATATTTCAAAAATTCCCAGAAAGTCATCTTCATTTCTTTCTGAGTCATACCACAATGCTTAGCAGCAGCAGGTAGAGTCATTTTAGCACGGAACAGTCCATAGTTTGCCTGTTCAACAAGTTCAGGTGTTGTCTTCACTTTTTCTTCTACCAGTTTAGTTTTATCAATATTGAGAAGACCCATCTTGCCTCAATTCCTTTCCAATTCCTTTTCAAGTGTATCAACAAATCGGTTAATACCTTCTCCCATAGACCTATAACCAGTTCCAACATAAATCTGTCCTAATACAACAGAAACAGTTGCAACTCCCCAGAAGATATAATAAAATCTGGACTTGACTTGATGACTTTTATTTTTCATTTGAAATTACACTCCACCATTAGTTCAGTTAGACATGCAAGCATATTTATTTCCTGATCTGCTACGAACGCCGACTGATACTGATACTTAGCAAGCACGAGCACAGCAGCAGGAACGCTATTGTTTTCAAGGGCGCTATAACAAGCATCGTAAATACGCCGCATAAGTACAGTAGTATCATTATCCATGTTAGATACCACCCACTTCCGAACTTCGGGGAAGTTCTTTTCCTTAAGGTTTTTAACAAGTTCATTTACGGCAACATCAGAGAAAGAAGCAAGAATACCAGAGTCAATCTTTCCACTAACAGAATAACGCTGACATTCATTCAGCACTCGCCGCCAGTCAGGAAAGTGCTTATTAACAAGTTCTACCAGGACCTTGTTATCATATTCAATACCTTCTGCACCCAAGACTTCTTGGAGACGCTTGAAGAATTGTGCTGCGATCTGCTGTTTTTCTTTTCCTTTGATGGAAAAGTCAATGACTGCACATCGGGAGTGGAGGGGCTCAAGGATTTTGTTTTTGTAGTTGCAGGTGAAGATGAATCTGCAGTTACCAGCAAACTCCTCAATAAACGCCCGTAGGAGGAGTTGTACATCGTTGGACGTGTTATCTGCCTCATCAATGATGATGACTTTGTGTTTAGCATCTGACGTAAGTGATACGGTCGAAGCGAAGTTTTTCGCATTGTTTCGGACAGTATCAAGGAATCTACCCTCGTCGGATCCGTTGATGACATATACGTCTACTCCCAGTTCATTACACAGTGCTTTGGCAACAGTTGTTTTACCGATACCAGGAGGACCAGCAAGCAACATGTTAGGAATTTCTCCCTTATTTAGAAACTCCTGGAAGGTTTTTTTAGTTGCCTCTGGGAGGATACATTCTTCAATTGTCTTGGGGCGGTATTTCTCCACCCAAATAAAATCACTCATTATCAAGAACTTCAATGTGGGACAAAAACTGCGATGGAGTATTCCACCACATCATCTGGGCCTCTTCCCAGTTGTCTATAATAGCATAATTACCATTAACATCCATCACCTTGTATTGGTGGCGGATGTATGGATCTTTGGACGTTTCAGTAAAATACCGAGAGTCACTTTTATCAATCAGTTTCATTATTAGAACTTTGTTTTTTAAAGTTTTTACCTAGTTGCCAACCCATAGCACATTTGTTACAACCTTGTCCGATGCATTCCCATCCACTATGGCACTTTTCACACCCTTTACCTCCACATAAATTACAAACTGAATGACTACTAATTTCCATTATTTACACCCATTCTGGTTTGCGTTGGGGCATACTAAGATAGTTGTCTTTCACCCAAGGTTTGGATGCGATATACATCTTGTATGCGTCAAAGGTGGAAATACTAGTATCAAACTTATATTCCTCAGGCATTGCCCTTGCGAAAGGAGTCACGTTAGTAAGTTTTCCTTTTGGAAAAAGATAGTAAGCATGAGTCAATGTCCCCTCACAGGAGTGGGTTTTATTATAGCGCAAACTATACTCTTGACACAAATTCAATCCCCACTTGATAAGCCAATAGGCATTATCCACCGTCTCCGCCGCCCATTTGGTACATGGGTGGTTTCGGAATGCTCCCTTTTCTGTCTTGTAGGCAGTGCCGTCTTGTTTGGGAAGAGGCCCATAATTATGATACCAGGGAGAAGCAATAATGCTAAGCATTTGGCAACACTCAAGCGGCATCTTGACAATGTGTTTGTCAGGAAGGCAGATAGCACTTTCGGCAGGGAATGGATCTGTGACAAAAATATTCACTGGATAAAATTCATAATGTAGTTGGCACCCCATTGTAAATGCTCTGGAGCAATTTCAGTGATGTGCTGTGATAAAACTTTTTGTGCCTCTTGGACTCGTTCTTTACCAAGAACATTATACATGATGATTGAGATCCTCATAAACTCATCAAAGTCTTCTTGGTTTGTTTTACCACTTTGATACAAATCTCTAATCTCTCCAAAAATTTCTTTGAGATCATCACCAAATGTAATCGTTGTTTCACCTAGAGGAATTTCCATCCTCTTGATACATCCCATACTAAACTTCATTGCTTTTCTAGTATCCTCAATTGATAAAGCATAATCTGCTTGATCACGATAAGCATACTGAATCACACCATTAGTACATTCCATCACACGAAGAAGAGCAAGATTATTTTTTTGCTCTTCTGTAAGTGACTCAAATGTTTCTTTCCAATCTCTCATTCTAGTGGTCTGGTAAATGATTTGCTAATAATACCGTCGGCATTAAACATCATCTTCATATATTCAACACCCTTTTTTGGTTTTGTATGATCTCCACAAGTGAAGATATCACAGACTGCCATACCATTCTCTGGCCAAGTGTGAATACTAATGTGACTCTCTGCCAACAGCGCCACACAAGTAACGCCTTGAGGATCAAACTTATGAGAATGAAGTGCTAGCAGAGATGACTTACATTTTACTGATGCCTGATACACAGTATCCCTCACAAAACTTTCATCGTTGAGAAGTTCTGTATTACAACCCTTGAGTGTAAAAAGGATGTGTCTCATCAACCGAAGGTGGAATCAGGTTCCAGAGCGATGTAATAAGTGAGGTTGTATTTGGTGTTGGTAAACTTGGAAAGCAGTTTAGAAGACACCACAACATCATAAGCACCAGGAATGATCTTGATGTTCTCTACCTTAAAGTTGAAAGTAAACTCTTGGTCGGTCTCACCAACAACGATAGCATATTCGTTAGAAGTATCATTCTTCTTATCACGGACCACCAGTTTGATGACACCTGCCTCACCGACAGCAGACAAATCGGGAAGTTGATACACTGCTGCTGCCTTCACCAGTTTCTCCAGAGAAGTGCTGTCCAATTGGAAGCAAACATCTTGAGAAGGCAGGTTAATTTCCTTCTCAGGAGGAGAAATAATAACATTAGGGTCGGCAAAGAAATACTTCACACGACGCTTACCTTCACGAATACTAAGGTAAGATTCTTCCTTAAAATCAAGGTCAGGATCCTGGTGAAGACTCAAGCCATTCAGAAACTGGTTGAGATCATAGATGGCAAAGTCACGAGGAAACTCTTCTTTGATATCTGCCTCTGCAAGAATATTCTTGGCGACAGAAATAGTGCGGAGTTTAGTACCTTCCTTCACAAGAATAGAGTTGTTGATACCCGCAAAGTTTTTCAGGATAGTCAGGGTATTGTCAGAGAGTTTCATAGTCTTTTCTTGAATTTTCACTGGTTGTAGGTTTCACGAACGGCATTCTTATCATTATAGTTCATCAGAAGAACAGCATAATGCAGAATCTTCATAATGTCACGACGGGCAGTGCCTTTCTTATCGTAACGAGAGGCATACTTGAGAATATTGCTGCGACAGAATGCTTCACCATCGCCACACGCTTCAATCAGGTCAAGCGTTTGAATCTGTTGGTCTCCAGCAGAATAGTGCTGATTGTAAGTTCCACGAATATACTCAAGAAGTTCTTTTACAATTGCTTCTTCGTTATATTTCCAAGGAGTACTGGGAGATTGTTTAATAATGTCTTCGCTCATGTTGTTTTGAATCAAGAATTCGTAGTCACTGTGTCCCCAAGGACGCATACCATCATCAATTGTGTTATCCATAGTAAAGGGAGGCAGATTTTTACCTCCCCCAATTATATCAGAAAGTGTTGGGAGGGTCAAGTTCCTGAGGAAGTTGGAAATCAGCATCCACCTTGTCATAGAGTTCAAGGAAGGACTGCTTGGTTTCATCATCAAAGCGATTGACACACACTTGGATTGCCTTTGCCTTATCACCAAAGATGCTATAAGCACGAATGATGTGGACTAGGCGACGAGTAGAAATGATTTCCTCAATACCACCATCGTAGAAGGTCTTACGGATAATATCTGCCCAGTCAACCAGACGCTTGCAGAAGTCCCGATCCTCTACCTGAAGATCCAGTGCAACACCCTCAAGGATCTTCTGCTCAGTCTTAGGAGTAGGATACTCTTGCTCAAAAGTCACAGGAAAACGCTCAAGGAACGCCTCATTCAGAACGTTAGTGCCGATGAAGCGGCCATCATCACTACCCTTACCCTTGGTATTTGCGGTGGCAATGACATTGAAACCAGCAGCAGGCTTGACCCACTTACCAATCTTTTTCAGAAACACGCCCTTACCTTCAAGGATGGATTGGAGGCAGAGGATTTTGTTAGAAGCAAGGTCAATTTCATCGAGTAGCAGGACTGCTCCTCGTTCGAGTGCTTCAATGACAGGTCCATTATGCCAAGCAGTGTTGCCATCCACAAGGCGAAAACCGCCAATAAGATCGTCTTCATCAGTCTCAATCGTAATGTTTACGCGGATCAACTCACGCTTCAGTTGAGCACACGCTTGCTCAACAGAGAAAGTTTTACCGTTACCAGAAAGTCCCGTAATGAAAGTAGGATAGAAAAGACGGGACTCAATAATTTTGCGAATATCACCAAAGTTACCAAACTTGACGAAGGTATCATCTTTTTCGGGAATGAGATTTTGCTGTTCCTGAGCGGGAACAATTGCAGCAGGTGCTTGGTAGTTCTGCTCCATTTGTTCCCGAACGGTAAGGTTCCACTTACCACGACCAATTTTGTAATCGTTAAGTTTATTGGTAACAGTCTGGTAGTTAGCGCCATTCATAGCGCACCAGGCACGGATATCAGCGGAAGTCACAGACTCGCCGTACACTGCTTGGAGCGAAGTGCGGATGTAGTCGGCGGAGATGGTCATCGAGTGGTTTGTTTGAACTGAAGTTATTATAGTACTAAAAAGGGGGTCTCAGGACCCCCAGTGGACGGTTTGAAAATTGGTCAGGATTTCTTTCTCTTCCTACCACGAAATGTTTTACCAGATGTTTTAGGTGGTTCTGCTGCGACAGGTTCTAAAACCTCTTCTTCGACAGGAGTAGGAACTTCCACAACCAATTCAACAGGTTCAGGAACTTCTACCACTTCTACTTTAGGTGGTTCTGGTGCTGCTGGTGCTGGAGCTGGAACAGCACCTCCCAATAAATCTCCAAATCTAGACATTTTTGATACCTACACTATAAAAATATTTATCAGGCAACGAGTTCCACAAACTCCCCAAGAATCTTCTTGTTCATCTTCTTGGACTTAAGACTCTTAACAAATGCAGATTTGATTTGAGTTTTAGTAGCATCTTCCTTTACCTCAAACTCAGTATCTTGTGCGAGAGCATTGGCAGAAAGGCCAAAGTATGCATTATATCCAGACTTCTTAAGGGTAAATGCCTTTTCCTTACGCCAAGTGCTCATAGTCTTATCGTGCTCAGCACCATAGTATCCACAATAGCGACGGATAAAACTACCAGCATCACGAGACTCAAGAACACGAATACCAATGAAATTGATATCTTTGAACTTGTCGCGGAGGTTGCGGAGCAGAATATCGGTAAACTCATACCACTCACAATCAAGAGAGTAAGTCATACCAGTCTTACGGTCGCGCAGATAGGAGTTACCGTAGATATTGGAAGTACCAATATAAGGTTCATCATCAAAGCGACGATGGACTTCACGATGATACTTAAGCATTGCTGCCTCACCATCGGTCAATACAACACACTGCACCTTCTGCAATTTGTTCTCCTTCTGAAACTTAGGAAGAATCTGATGGAGAGCAATCAACGTCTCATTCAGAGGAGTTCCAGAAAGACTCATACCATAAGGAATAGGATAGCGAACATAGCAGTTATAACGGAAAGCAGAAGCAAGACGGAACAGGTTCTTCATCTGTTCTTCCAGAGTTTTGCCATTAGTCTTGCTAGTGAGCATATTCATCAGAGAGAACCATTCACCAACCTGAACCAGACCATCTTTCTTGGTATAAGCAAGTTCACGAATGGCTGCCTTACCATCTTCACTGTAAGAAACCAGAGGATAGTCGCTGGTGAAGGCATAAACCTCAAACGGAATAGCGACTTTCTTACAGAACCACACAAGGTTAAAGAGTTGCTTAACGGTATCCAGCATCACATCCGCCATAGAACCAGACCAGTCAAGAATAAACACCAGACCATGGTTCTTACCATCAGCAAGGGTGGTGACCTTCTTGAAGAGGTCTTCGTTGTACTTGTAGGTATGAAGTTTGGTGCAGTCCAATACACCAGTACGGGAAGTAGTAGCACGGGCATAAGAATCTGCTGCCTTGCGGCACTCAAACTCTTTGACCAGATAGTTAACTTCTTTCTGAGCAGAACGTTTAAACTCTACAAACTTCTTATCAACTTCACCAAAGATATCTTCGTAAAAAGATTCTCGTTCTTCAATCCAAGAACCCCAATATTCCTTACACTTATTGTGAATTTCGGAGTTTGGAACAATAATTTTATTCAGGTCAAGTTGAGGCAATTCAAGATAAACATTCTCGATACCATTATTCTCAACGAGTTGCTTGAGTGCTTCCTCAAGAGATTCCATCGTCTTGACTTCTGGTTCCTCATCAACACCACCAGACTGATAACTAGGAGTGTTTAGGTCAGCATCATCCTGCATCGGAGAACCACCAGAAGATTCTTCAGTCTCACCATCATTCTCACCCTCAGGTTGATCAGCAAAATCAGAGGCAGGTTGATTACCACCAGTTTGCTGAGACTCCAAAGAATCCATAGGAGTCTTGGTTTCTTCTTCCTGCTTTTTCTTGCAGAACTTGTAGAGAAACTCTGCCGCAATAAGAACATCGGAGAAGGTCTCACAAGCACCGATCATACGAACAATGGGCATCTCATCAAATTCCACAAAAGGAATATCAACAAAATTACCAATCTTGTAATAGAGATTGACTTTATCTGCAAGGTTATATTCATTCACATCATCATCACCGATTTGGAAGAAGTCCTGTTCGGCAAGCTCTTTATATCCGTTGTAAAAAGTCTTGGAGAGACCAGCATAACGACGCTTCATCAGTTTCTCGATGCGAACGTCTTCCACCACATTCACAAACTGAGGAGGAACCTTACAAGTCTCCAACCAGTTCTCATCAGGAGTATAGAGAGCGTGTCCAACCTCGTGACCAACCAGAAGGTCATAGACAGAGTTGCTTGCCTTCTCCCACATCGGCAGGGTCAAGACACGAGTGTGGACATTAAAGCAGGCAGTCTCAACCTTCTTGTGCTCTACCACAAGGTCCTCAGTGGCAAGGAGTTTAGCAAGTTGAGACTTGATTTCGTGGCGGACGGTCATCGGTCTTTTTCTTTGATGACTACATCATACGTGAAAAACCTTTGACTTTTTCGAACCTTGTGACACTTTCGAATTTGTCTTGCAGGTCCGTTTTGTGAGAGATAACAAAGATATTAGCATCCTTAATCACATATCGAATGATTTTGAGGAACTCGTCGGTTCCAAACCCATCCAGTGAAGAATCAAATACCTCATCCATAATCAGCAGGTTTGTATTTACTGAGTTTTTGAGTCTGGCAACTTCTCTCCAAGTAAAGAGGAGTGCTAGGTCAATTCTCATTTTCTCACCTTCACTAAAAGAACTATAAGAGAAGTCTTCGTGAATGGGAGATTTTACAGTTTCGCTAAACTCTTCGTTAAGATGGAAGTTAATATAAAAATCCATCAGTTGGAGATAACGATTGACCTGCTGATTTATGAACGGAAGATACTTCTTGATTATCTTCGTTTTTACACCATCGTCCCTAAGAAGGGAGTAGGCAAAATCGTAATGAACGATTTCCTGTTTTTTAGTAGAGAGGTCTTCTATTGTCTTGTGGAGATTTTCTTTAAATTCTTCTAGCTTCTCATGTTCAGTATTTCGGTTTGCAAGGTTCTCGGTAAGAGTTTGAATTTCATGCTCAAGATCTCTGATTTGTCTCTGGTTGAGGCTAATCCGAGTATTGTTTTGAGAAATGCCATGCGTTAACTTTGTAATCTCCTTGGATAGGGCATTGAATTGACGCTCTCTCTCTTGTTCGAACTCAATAGTTTTTTCAAGTTCGTCATAACCATCTTTAAGTTCCTTTGCCTTATTTTGAGCATCGCTAATTCTATTTAACCGAAACTCTTCTTCAATACTCTGGGTGCAGGTAGGGCATACCGTATTTTCAGTAAAGAACTTATGTTCTTTGGTAATAGCAGATACTTTTTGAGAGATCTTACCTCGGAGATTATTGAGTTTTACTAACTTATCTCCAGCACCAATGACTTCTTCCTGTTCTTTAGTAAACTTGTGGATTTCCTCTTCAGTCTTGGCATTTTCATTCATATAAATGCCAACTTCATCATCCAACTTGGTAATCTTTTCCTTGTTGGCATTTATGTTGGCATTACCACGAAGTTCCAACTCTTCAATGAAGTCCTGTTGCATCTTCATCTTATCTTTAAGAGTATCCTTCTTAAGATCAAGAGATTTGATTTGATCCTTCTTCTCACGAATCTTATCCTTGATGAGAGCATTCATCGCAGAGAAGATACGAATATCCAACAGATCCTCAATTACCTCACGACGATTAGAAGTCGTTAGCTGCATAAATGGAACAAAGGTGCTGCTACCCAGAATCACAATCTGAGTAAAAGACTTATAGTTTACTTTCAGAATACTCTCTTCCAGGATGCGCTGGTTGGCACGATCATCCGCTTCCTTATGAAGAGGAGTTCCATTCACCTCAATATCAAACACATTTGGTTTGATACCACGACGCACCAAGTATTCCCGATTATTGATAGAAAACTCAATCTCAACAACACACTCTTTCTCATTGGTAGTGTTTACCAATTGAGGTTTGTTGATCTTACGAAATGGTTTATTGAACAGAACAAATGTGAGAGCATCCAGCATCGTGGATTTACCTGCTCCGTTTGTTCCGATGATTAGATTTGTATTATATTTTTGAAAATCAATCTCAGTCCAAGTATTTCCAGTGGAAAGAAAGTTTTTCCATTTAATCTTTTGAAAGGTTATCATTCTTAGGGGGAATAACGATGTCGTCGGGGGTGATCACTGCGTATTTGTAATTATAGTGCTTACAGGTCTTTATGGCAAGCTCATCGTCAACTTCCACAACATCCATAAAAGTTTCTTCTTCTTCATTTTCAAGCATCATAGCATAACGGTCAGCATCGTCCTCATCCTCAAACAAAAATAAGACTTTATGCCCATACTGATCTTGGACAGCATAAGCACCGTCTTCTTTATTATTCTTGAGGGTAAGGAGGAACATTATTCTACTTCGCAAGCTTGTCTATACAAATCTTGGAAGATACCTTTAATTACATTTTTATCAAACTCAAATTCTGATTCTTCAATATAACGATTTAGAATAGAAATTGTGCTTTCTTCTTCGTCAATATCAAACTCTTCACTTTCGTGAATATCAAAGTTTTCAACAATCTTGAGATCTTGAATTCCTACAGTATGAAGTTTATCAATGAATTTTTCAAAATCTTTAGGGTTTGTCTTCTTACGGACGATTACCTTGACGATTTTGTTTTCATACTCTGTAGCATTAAAGAGTTTGTAATTGGTATCCTCATAATAGATGTTATAAAATAATTTATAAGGATTGTTTACTGGGGTCAGAGTGAGGGTTTCCGTATCGAAAATATGAAAACCACGAGTATCATTCACATCTGTCCAGTACATCTCATAAGGATTTCCTAGGTATGAGATTCTTCCGTCTGACGATCGAGTGTGATAGTGTCCCGAGAAGACACACTCGAACTTCTCAAATAGTGTGCTTTCCAAACCATGCTCCATGATGATTTGTCGATTAACTCTAAATCCTTGGAGTTCCAGGTGCCCCATCGCACACCTGCAATTAGTCTTTTTGATAGTGTTGAGAGATAATTCTTCATTTCCTTGATTAATCCATGGCAAAAATAAAATGTCTAATCCACCAACATTAACTTCTGTTGGTTTACTGTATGTCTTAATATTAGAATAAGTCTGAAGTAAAAGTTCTGGAGAGTTTACTTCATTCGTGTTTTTATAGTATGTGTCGTGATTTCCGATGATCATATGAACATCATACTTTTTAAGAGGGTTGAACACCACCCTCTTTGCCCATTCTAGACTCTGATAATCAATCGACTTCCGACTATCAAAAGCATCACCCATATGAATAACTGCTTCTACTCCGTGCTCTTCTAGAGCAGGAAAAAATACATTCTCATAAAAGAGTTCAAAATAATCGTGCAGATACTTGGAACCCTTACGTGCTCCATAGTGAGTATCCGTGATGATGGCAACCTTCATCGATTCTTGTATTGGATCTGATCTTTGATGCTATTATACTCCGAACTGTGCCCAGAAAGCAAGCTGTCGTCAACCATCATCACTTCATCAAACCCAGTTTTCTCAATGATCTTGGTCTTGATGTCCAGTTGCTTCTTCTCCTTCTGGATGCGTCTCAGGAAGGCATAGTGAATGATCTGCGTAAAATATGCGAAAGGATTCTTAGACTTCTCAGGATCAAAGTTGTGAATATACTGAACACAATTTTCAATTCCATCAGAAATCATGTCCTCACGGAACATATAATTTACAAAGTTAGGCTTATACGAAAGGTGTGTTGCAATTTTAAGAAAACATTCACCAAGATAGTTTGGAATGGGTGGTTTGCCTTCCCATTGCTTTGCTCTTTCTTGCTTGGGTTGTTCAGTAAGGTCTTTATTGAAAGTCTTTAAGTATGATTTTTCTACTTTTGTGCGATAGACAATCATCGCTTCCAACAATTCCTTATTATTTACATAATGTTCTGTTTTCTTTTTGGGCATAACATCGGACTCTTCTAATATAAGTTGTTATTATTATACCATACTTTGTGGACTTGACAACATTAGAAAATGTGTGTAGACTACCTTTGTCCGGGTTGAAGAGTGAGATCTAGCTTTCTTTAATATCTAACTTAAAAATATCTTCCAGTTTCTTTCTCGCATCTTCTACAGATGAAAGATATCCCATCTTTTTTGATGGTCTTGTAAGGCCGGATTCTTTTGGATTATTTGCATTGAATAAGTCAAGTCCGTCATCTTCATCCTCATCATTAATATAACTTGTGTAAATATCGATTAACCTATCATCTTTGGTTTCAGTCATAGTAATAATTCTATCAGGTTTTATAATAAAGATATCATCAGAAGACATCTCAATCCAAGACTTGACTTTGATGTGCATTCCGTGATGAGTATTATAAATTTTCATCGTGATTGGATTTTGCAATAAAAGCACAGGGTCTCCATTGTTCTCATCAACAGAGACTAGTGATAGAATCTCCTCACCAGATGTAAGTTTTATAATTGCGTAGAATTCATCTCCCATTAGTTTTTAAGCGGTATGTTTACAATATCGTAATTAAAATTCTCCTCGTTATAAACTTTAATTCTTTCGATTAGGTGATTAAGGGTATAATTTCTCCTAGACTTGTAGGAAATGTCGTCAGCAATATCATATAAAGTTGCTTTTGTTTTGTTATTGCCTTTTCTGAGGACTCTTCCAATACTTTGCAGATTTCTAATTCTGGACTTTGAAGGAGAAGCAAAAATAACATTGTGGAGATTCTTGATATTAATACCAGTAGAGAATGTTCCGTATGAAGCGACGATAATCGCGTTGTTTTCTCTTTCAGTAATCTCCCTTACTTTTTCTCTGTCTTCAGTTGCCACTCCACCATGGACAAAAAATACGTGTCGTTGATCAACTCTACCGTTATTTATTAAATCGAATAGGGGTTGTCCGTGCCCTTCAACACGGGAAAATAGTATGAGCGTATTACCTTTAAGATCAAGGGCAAGGTTACGTATAAACTTGTTGCGTCGTTCATGATTAATAATGTACTGGACTTCTTCTTCAAAGTTTTCAAACTTATGTGCAGGGTGTTTCAATAGAAGCACGTTGATATCTAACTTGGCAACGTGCCCTTTCTTCATCAGTTCTTCTGTTCTGATGATTTTGTAGGAGGGACCAAATAAGCCCTCCAATACCCACTTATGAGTTTGAGTTCCATCAAGAGTGCCTGTATAACCAAATCTGTATTTTGCAT